CAAGCGTGAAAGGAGGTAACCTGTGTCATTACTTTGGCCAACCGATGAATATCAGAAGGAGATTGAAGAAATTCTCATTCGTGGAGCCAAGACGGCAGCTACGTTGGAACAAATTATTCAATTGGAGATCGGTGAGTGGGAGCGATCTCCAAAGCGCGAGTGGATGGTGGTCGGCGAGCAGTATTATCGTAATAAGACCAAGATTTTGAAACGTGAGCGAACGGCAATCGGTGCCAGCGGTGCCAAAGAACCGGTCGGCAACCTGGCCAACAATAAGCTTGCGAATGCCTTTACGCGGAAACTCGTTGACCAGAAGGTCGGTTATCTTGTAGGAAAACCGCTAAGTATCCAGACTGATAATCAAAAATATGCGGATGCCTGGAATGAAATATTCGATAGCGCCATGTATCGCCGGTTACAGTCCACGGCCAAGGAAGCCGTGAACAAAGGGATTGCATGGTGGTTCGTCTACTATAACGAGGAAGGTAATCTGTCGTTCCGCAAGATGCGTTCGGAGGAAATAATCCCTCTGTGGGCGGATGAGGCACATACGATACTAGATGCAGTCATCCGGGTTTATGAGGTCATCATCTACGAGGGGTTGCAGCGTAAGACGGTTCGCAAAATCGAATGGTGGGATACGAAAGGCGTTCGCCGCTATGTGGTGGATGGAACTGGCCTTATACCTGACGTCGAAGGCGGGCCGATCGGATCGCATTTTACGGTGATTTCTGGCGGCAAAGAGCAGCAGATGAATTGGACTCGGGTTCCCTTCATTTGCTGGAAATACAACGAGGAGGAACAACCCCTTGTCGAGATAATCAAGTCACTAGTGGACGACTACGACAGGAACAAATCGGACAACAGTAACAATTTGGAGGACCTACCAGACGCAATTTATAAAGTCAAAAATTACAGTGGGACTGATCCGGCAGAATTCCGTAAGAACCTGGCCATCTTCCGTACACTGTTCGTAGATGGAGATGGTGATGCCGATACCTTACAGCTTGCCGTCAACGTTGAAGCATACAAAGCCCATATGGAGCAAGCACGCAAGGACATCTATGAATTTGGCCGCGGGGTAGACACGCAGGGTGTGGAGATTGGAAGTGCGCCTTCCGGAATCGCCCTGCGCTTTCTTTATTCAGATCTGGACCTCGATGCTTCTTTGATGGAGACGGAATTCCAAGCATCACTGGAGCAGCTGCGCTGGTTTGTTGATACTCATCTATATAACACAACCAACATTGATTACAGTGAGCAGGACGTAGACTTTATCTTCAACAAAGACATGCCGATCGACGAATCCGCTATTATCACAGCGATCAAGGAAAGCGTAGGAATCCTTTCAGATGAGACCTTGGTCGCCCAGCATCCATGGGTTCGTGATGTGCTCGCCGAGATGGAGCGTAAGAAAAAGGAGAAAGAAGAAGCACTGAAGCGCATGTCTGATGCATATGGTGGTCTCCCATCTGCTACTAACTCTGAAGACGACGACGGAAACGGTGAAGACGAATGAAACCCGAGGAATATTGGGCACGTCGCATGGAGGATCTAAACGAGGCAGAGCTTCGAAAGGGAGAAGCGTATATCAAGGTCCAGAACGCCGAGTATGATAAGGCGTTAGCCCGGATCCGGAAAGAGACCGATGCCTGGTATTCTCGCTTGGCTAAGAACAACGGTGAAATCTCCATGGCCGAAGCCCGCAAGCTGCTAACAGCAAATGAACTCAAGGAGTTTCATTGGTCAGTAGATGATTACATCAAGGCTGGCCGTGAGAACGCAGTGGATCAGCGCTGGATGAAGGAGCTTGAAAACGCCAGTGCGAAAGCCCACATCAGCCGACTGGAAGAGCTGGAGCTGAAGTTGCAGCAGGAGGTCGAACTGCTGACGGCCCGACGGGCCAAAGGTTCGACCGAAGTCCTCGGCGATATTTACAAGGATGGATATTACAAAGGGATCTTCGAGGTACAGCGCGGCGTCGGCGAGGGCGTGCCGTTTGCAGGGTTGGATGCCCGCCAGGTTGACAAGGTTTTGGCAAAGCCTTGGGCGCCAGACGGCCGGAACTTCTCGGCCCGGATCTGGGGAGACCGAGATAAGTTGCTGTCGGAGCTTCAGACGGTGCTGACGCAGGACCTGATCCGCGGCGAGCCTTCAGATAAGGTGATCGCCGATTTTGCGGAACGGATGGGCGTCAGCAAGCGTGCAGCTGAGCGGCTTATCTTAACGGAGGCGGCGTATTTCTCCGGTCAGTCCCGAATCGACGGATATAAGTCACAGGGGGTTACGGCCTATAAGTTCGTCGCCACACTGGACAAACGGACATCCAAGCAATGCCGGGACATGGACGGTGAAGTCATTCCATTGTCAGAAGCCAAGCCGGGGGTCAATTATCCGCCGTTGCATGCATATTGCCGCTCGACGACGATTCCCGTTTACGAGGATGAGATGGAGGCAGAGCCCAGTGAACGGGCTGCGCGGGGAAATGACGGGAAGACGTACAGCGTTCCTTCCGATATGCCCTACAAGGAATGGGCAGCGAAACATGCGCCGAAGGATTCCGAAAAGCCGCCAGCCGTTTCAGAGCCGCCGGCAGTTGAACCACCACCGGTTAAGATTATAGAACCCGAACCACCTGCATCACCACCAGTTGCTACGCCGCCTGCTCAACCGCCCAATCCAGCGTCACCGCCTGTGCCATCTGGTCAGCCTCAGCTGACGCGGGACGAAGAGGCGGCCATCACGCGGTACATCGGAGGCGAGTCCTATGTGCTCAATGACAAGCTCCGCCGCGGGGAACCGCTCGAAAACCGGGAAATGGAGTGGATCGAGGAATTGGATAAAGCCCTTAACAAGCTTCCTCCATATGAAGGGGATGTATCGAGGTCGTTGCAGTTCTCTTCTGAGGAATCCCTCGAGGAGTTCATGGCAGACATCAAGCCTGGGGCCGTGATACAATATCCGCAGTATATCTCAACAACAGCCGGCCCTATTTACAACCCGGATGGACAAGTTCAAATGATTATCTTGGGGGCACGTCAAGGCCGGGACATCACATTGTACAACCCTGGAGAACAAGAAATTTTGTATTGGAGAAATTTCGGGTTTGAAGTTGTCGAAGTGCAGTTTATAAATGGCGTGTACTACATCCTGATGAAGGAGGTCGGGCTATGAATCAGCAGAATGAGCCTTTTTCGGATTCGCGGTGGAACGATACGTCCAAACCGAAGATCATCGGCCATATCGAAAGGACCGAAGAAGAACGCGAAGCCGACAAGGAGCGTTTCCGTGATCATCTGCGGAAAATCGGTGTTCTGAAGGATGAAAAGGAAGAGAAATGAAGCACTCACGCTAAGGCGAGGGTGCTTTTTTCATGCCAGGGAGGTGATTTTGATGCCGCAGCAATACATGAAAAAGGTTTTTATCGATGTAATTGAGTTTACCAATACACCTGACAACCATCAGGCGATTATTGACTTTGCTGGTCTGCCGATTAGTGTTGAGTATACAAGCGACGGCATACAACTCCGTGTAATTCGAGGGGCCTACAGCGTCCTGGTCGCCAAGCTGGGCGAATGCATCGTCAAGGAGACTGATGGTTCTCTTCGGGTTTGCACAAAAGAAGCACTGGAGGCCGAATACGAACTTGTGGCGAAAGAAAATTAATGGGCTCTGGATGAGACTGCCGGGGCTCATTTCTACTCGCGGCCGGAGTATATCGGCCGGCTCCCTTAGCTGGAGAGCAGCTATAAAAATCTATGGAGGCTGATGATAAATGGAATGGCTTAAGGAATTATTGAAGAATGCCGGATGGGACGAATCGAAGATCGATAGCTTGATCGCTGACGTGAACAAGGAGCTGCCAAAGCACTTTGTCCCGAAGGACAAGTACAACGAGGTGGCAGAGGCCCGGAAGGCAGCCGAGCTAAGTGTCACGGATCGTGACAAGCAGCTCGAGCAACTCAAGAAGGAGGCCGGGGACAACAAGGAACTGCAAACAAAGATCGAGCAGCTGCAGGGTGAGAATAAAGCCGCTAAGGAAAAATACGAGGCAGACATGAAGGATCTCCGCCTTGGTACAGAG